GTAAGTAATAACACCAGTAGAATCATATCTACCAGATGTGTAACTATTGGTTAAATTCATAGAAATGCTTGAACGGTCAATCTTCAATGGTTGTGTATAATTAGGTTTAGCATTATAATTGTAAACTCTTAAATTATAAACTTGTTGTAATGGATCCGCATTTGCAACTAAAATACTAATAGAATCAACATATGCAAGATAAACAGAATTATTAAAATCTGTACCTTGATATACAACATCACCTTGTTGTGGTAAATTGGTAATCTCTAAACCAACTACTGTAATATCTTGAACTTTTAATGAAACACTTGGTGTAGAAATATAATCTTCACCTGTATTGGTAATCTTAATTGAACTAATAGAACCAACACGGTCAACAGCAGGAGTAAATGTTGCACCGTCACCTAAAATACCAGGAACATATAAACTTGCACCAAAAGCATTAGTATTTGCGGAATCAATTACCACATCAGGTAATGAAATATTGTAACCTAATCCTCCTAAAGGATAACGGTGATAAGGATTGTTTGTTTTATATTTGTAACCAACAGAAATAATTGAACCATTTGCATTAACTGAAGTTACATTTGCATAGGCACCATAACCAGAACCACCATTAAGAAGAATGGTGTCATTTAATTCATATCCTAAACCACCATCAGTAATTTGAATTGGTGCCAAGATTCCTAAATTCTTTAAATTTCCTTGAACTTCTGGATTATCAGTAGAATAAAGTGATTGTGCTGCAATTGTAGGTTGAACTGTAATTCCACCGCCACCATTTTGAACCAAAACGGAAGAAATAGGATAAGAAGAAAATGCCAAGAATGAAAAAGTGTTAACTAATGTCGTAGAAGCATTTGAAACGGCAACATTGGTAAAATGATAATTTGTATTACCAATAACAATATCTTTCTTCAATCCAATTACATCGGAAGGAATGAATGACACATTTGCTCGACTATTCGAATCTGGATTTAAACTTCCAACGATTGCAATAGCACCGGTAGCATTAGTGATTGAAATTTGTGTATTTGGATTATCTCTGTAACCATAACCACCATTTTCAACTTTAATACGCTGAATAGAACCGGTGGTTGTTTTATCAACTTCAGCAGTTGCACCAATAGGTGACTGTATATCAGTATTTAAACCACCATAGACAACAACAGGATCAGCTGGTTGATAAAATAAGCCTCTATTGTTAGAGTCAATTTTAATCTGAGAGATTTGACCTACAATTTTAGCTTCTAATGTTTGACCGTCAAATAATACTGGTTGATTATTAGAATCTACAACTCTAACAATTTCTCCTGATTGAAATAATCTTTCAATATTAGAAATGAATACTTCAATTTTTGTACCAGCTTCTACGGCAGTTTCAATCGTTGCAATAGATTTAGTGGTTAATCCAAATACTCTAAAAGAACCGTTTGGATTTGTTAATTTTAACCAGTTAGGATCATTTGTTGCCAATTTAAGGCTTCTAGCAACATACCATTTACCTGCTGATGCTTTTAAAACTGCATCTTTGGTGTAGAATAATTCAACATCGGAGTTATAAAGAATTCTAAAAAGAAATTTAAAAGAAGCGGGAGTTCCTTTAGATTGATATAATTCTTTTGCTAACTTAGTAACTTTTACTTTATCTGCCAGAATTTCTTGTGGAAAATAAGAAAGAAAGTCGTTGTAAAAATAATCTAAGAATTCAGCCGAAGTTTTATCAATATCTTTATAGTTTAAAAGATTCTTGGTTCTATCTGAAACATTATGGTTTTCTTCTAACCATTCGTAATATGCTTCTAAAAATAGAATAAAATTGGCATAAGCCGGCTCATCCCGAATAAACTCAGGAAGTTGAGATGGAATTAATAGTGATGTTTTTTGGTCTATCATGAACTCTTAGCAATAACATTAACCACAATAGCATTTGAATCGTATGGATCAACTGTAATAATTCTATTGTATGTTGAAGAAATGATGGATGTTGTTGGGTTTGTGGTAATTGTTAGTTGACCTAATTCGTTGTCGACACCAATTGGATTAAAATTAACTAATTCAATAACTCCGTTTGTATAGTCAATTGTTCCAATATTTGAATTGAAAACAGTTTTAACTGAACTTGAATTATTATAGTAACTTCTTAATGTACCGTAACGACCTTGTAGATTAACTACGGCAGCACCTAAAGCACCTGTGGTATCAGAAGATGCTGGAGTAATAACAGCAATAGCAGAAGTATATCCTGTTCCGGCCGTATCTACAACAATTTTAGAAATTCTTTCGTTTACAACAACAGCATGAGCAGTGGCGCCAGTGCCATCACCAAGAATTGTTACTGTTGGAGTCGCTGAATATCCAAAACCTGGATTGATGATTGAAATTGTATCGACACCATGAGTTGATGAAGGAACTTCTTCAATATAAACACCATCAATCGTTTGAGATAGATTACTCGGGTTACTAAATTGTAAAGCAGGAGAACTACCAACACCACTTAAAAGAACACCTTGTTCCAATGGTGTATTGTAATATAAATTGTATGTTGTAGTATTAGTTAAGTTAGGAAAGAATTTCTTCTGTAACTGAACTTTGTAATTACTTGAAACGATTGAAGAACTGTAATTTTGAATAGCCGTCAACAAATCATAAGAATTAAATGTTGAATTAAATGTATTCAATGAGCTTGCTGCAAAATTTTGAATGGCAGTTTTAACGCCAGCTTCAATTTGTGCTGAGGTTTGAGTGGTTTTATTTGGATTATAAACTACATCAACAGTTAGTTTAAGATAGGTATAGTCAGGATCCACAATAGTAGGAGTAACTGTCATTACAGAAATTGGTTTGATAATTTCTTCAACCAATCTTTGTTTTTGTGTGGCAGTTAAATTATATGCACCTTTTGGTTTTAATGAAACAAATACTTGACCATATACTGGTGTAGAGTTTTCTTCACCACCCCAAACATTGACTGCATCAAATGAGATACCAAGATTGTTTTGCTGAATGGCAGTAATATAATCTTCTTTAGTAACCGCACGATTCTGCGAAGCATATGATTTAGGTGCTTGAAATTTAATAGAATCAATTGTTTCAACTAAACCACCTTGAGTGGCTGCCGTTACAGGACTCAATGTATAGTTTGAATAACCAGATATTGAATTCATCAATACAAAATTATTGGCTCCAGCCGCAGCTGTACCATCAGTAACGATGTAAGAAATTCTAACAATATTACCATCAGTTAATTTTTTACCTAAAATGCCATCACCAAAATAAACTTGATAATTATTGTTAAGGCTTTGTTGTAAAAAATAAATTTTATCAGTATTCGTTAAAGTTAAATGGTTTGTAGCCAAATTGTAGATATTTGATGAACTATTTGAAGAAGATTCTTGAACCACCACAGTAAGTGTGGTTGTATCTACATTAACATCAGGAATATCAAAAGTATAAGATGGATTGGATACTGAATCAACTGTATATGAAACGGCAGCTGGAATACCTTGTTTGATAGTAACATTTTCAAAGTTAGCGGAACCACCAGAAGTATTTACTGTGTAAGTATCAGCGGAAACAAAGTTATAGTTAATACCATCAATAGCTTCTGACATAAAAGTAGTAAACTTAGGTAATGTCAAAGAAGAATTGGTAACGCCAGTAATAGTTAAATTAACATTGGCCGTTGGCGCAATGGCTGATTTTGGTGTATAGTTTAATACTTTGGCTTGAGATACCACAGAACCTCTTTGGATTGCTGTGTCCAAGAACATTTCATTAGCAACTTGATTCAAATAGAAAGCATTGTATTGTGTATTATAAGCAAGAATGTCCAACAAAGTGGACAAGGCAGAACCTTCATAGTTGTAATCTCGCAGTGTATTTTGAGATTGTAAATATGTCCTAAGATTGGTTTTAATATTATTAAAATCCAAATCCGTCATTTGAATGTTGGAATTAGCGCCTGCCATGTTATCTGTTTCTCTCTAATAGGAGGGTTACTGTGGTTGGTAATGTTGCATTTTCAATATAAAAAGATAATGTAACATTATAAGCATTTTGGTCTGGTTGTGAATTAACCACTATGTCCTTGATGTTTGCTCTAGGTTCATAGTTTTTAATCGTTCTTTTGATTTCATTTTCTATGGCCAAAGAAGTCATAGGTGAAATATTTTCAAACAAAAGAGCACTTAATGTTGAACCCAAATCAGGATTAAAAGGTCTCTCATAGTTTTTGGTAGACAATAGATTACGAATTGAGCGAATAACTGCCTGCTCATCATAACTCAATGCTACATCTCCCGTTACGGGTTTCTTCGTAAAGGTAAAGTCTATGTCCGAGTAGATTCTGCTTAAGGTTGCCATCTTTTATTTATGAGTTAATTCTGGAGATTAATTTATTGGAACCAATAAAATTATTAAGTAAATAACTTTGAGTTTCGCCTAAATTTGAAAATTGTTTAACTTGATTATAATTGTTAACAAAGGTTTTTAAGTTGGTGAAGTAAGTTACATCACCATTTTGCCTTGTGGTTAAAAAAGTATCCGTATTTGCTAAATCACTTGCTATTTGTTCCAATGTGCTGGAAGCAAGGTTTGAAGTAATAATCACGATAGTATTACCACCTTCATCTGTGGTCGTTTCACTATTCAAACTATTATTAATAAGGTCTGGATAAGAAACAAGTGTATTTCCATACTCACCTATCTGTGGATCCACCAAAATACTAGTAAAACTACCCATAATAGGTGAAGTATTTGATATTGAATCGGTCTGATTGGTAATATATAATGCCGTTTTACCTAGATTCATGGCACTAGTATAATAAGGCACAGTATCATCACCAGTAAAGGGAGTTACACCAGAAAGTCTATTGGTGTGTGCCAAGAAACTATTTGAATCTGTATGTAAAGTGCTGGCAGCCGTAGTGATTGCTGTCAAATTGGCAGAATTGGCCACATCATAGATTGCCTGTGATAATGTAATGATTATATTAACATTCGCAGAAGTTGGATTCTTAAAGTAACCACCAACATCATTATTAGCAATATCTTGTGCCTGCCATGATTGAATAAAAGATGGCATGGCATTTAAGTGTGCAACCGAATTGGCTGACAAGTTCATTACATAACCGTTTGGGTCATCAAAAGTGTAACCTAGTGTTGCATAAACACCAGTAGCATTATTAACTGTTGCCATTATTTAAACTCCAAAAAACGGTGTTGTGGGTGGTCCAGTCATACCGTGTGGTGCTGGATGTATGTGCATATCATACACACCTGAATTAATAGTATCAGACATCAATACAGCATCCATAATAGCAAATGTGCCTAGTGGTGCTTCCATCGATACTAATGAAGTTACTGGTCCTTGTGAATAAACACCAAAAGTGCCAGCATATAATCCTGTTCCTGCATTGATACGAGATTCTGCTGACATTGTGTCTGCTGATACGGCACCAGCAACTTGTAAGTCAGATGACAAATACAAATGGTCACCAGCAGAAATATAGATGGCACCATCAGCTGCCGGATTAGATACAATATTCATATCTTTATCTGATATGAGTTGCATACCTTTTGAACCTAAACAACGAGCAGTCATATTGCCGTTTACCTGTAGGTCAAAATCTCCATCAATACGCTCAACCTTATTTCCGGTGATATGAACATTAGAATCACCATTAATAGTAATATTACATACACCATTGATTTGAACATTTTTACCCTTTACTGTAATTTCATAACCTGTTCCATATACCTTATGAACTTCATCACCATTAGGGTGCATTTCAATAAAAGTACCGGTTCTATGTTGTAAACGAATTCTTTCTTGTGCTGGTGTGTCATCTAATTCAAATGTATGACCAGATTCACTTTGTGTTACATTATTATATGGATATTGTGGTGGTGTATCTGAATTGGCCGCAGATTGTGGTTCTGTCCAAGAATTGGTAGAAGGATTACCCGCTAACGATTCATTAAATGTTGCCATTATATACCTTTCTTCAATGGTGCAACTAAATTAGGCACAGAAGATGCAACAGTAGCAATTGCAACGGCACCTGCGGCCGCCTTGGCTGCTTGATTAGCAGTTTGTAATGCCACACCAGCGGCTTCTTTGGCTGCAGCAACAACATCACTAAATCCTTTTTCACCACTACCTGAACCGGCAGTTTCAGCCAAATCAGAAGCAACAGCAGTCATCAAATTTGAAATCAATTTATATAGTTTAGCCAAACAATCTTTTAAAATTGCCAATGCTTTAGCTGGTAATGATAGAATCCAAGTAATAATTTGTTGTATCTTCTGAATGTAGTCAACCACATATTTTTCAAAATCTTGAATAGGCTGAATAACATTCTTTTGTAACCATTTTAACGCTCTTGTTACATCTTTCATTCTATCATATAACCATTGATACTGGCCGGTCGAATCAGAAAAGCCTAAGGCTTTCATTACGGCACGAACACCTTCTCTAATATTTTTGGCTTGTGCCACTAAAAATAATCTTAGAGCATTATTCTTTTGAACTTCTAAAGAGAAATCACACACATGAGATAAACTATTATTCATTCTATCTAATGTGGTATTAACTAATGAACCTGCGGCAGTTCCCGGTGTGGTTGGTTGGCCACTAGATGCCGCATTACCTGAATCTACTGGCACAACTTTTTGAGTTTCCGTGCCATCAGCATTAGTTGGTGCTAAATTGGGTTGAAGTGTATCTGTCATTTTTTAATTCCTGGTAATACACCCATCATAATAGGTGCTTGAGCTGATTCTCCGTCCATGAAGAATCCAACAACCCAATCACCAATCGATGGTGCTGAAAATGCTTTTGAATTGTTTATAGGATACATTGGCGTTGCCCAAGGTAAATTTTCTGTTGGTAGTTCACTGGTATTTGTTGAGTGCCAGCCAAAGATTCTAACTTGGCAACGACCAAGAGCCAAAGGGTCAACTCTCGTTTCTACAATACCTACCCACCAAGTGAAACCATCTTTACCTAAAAAGTTTTTCATTCTTTTGTCGTTTCTTTAATCACAGGATTACTGCTATCAATATTAGGATAATTTGTTGGTGAACTATCTTTAGTTAATTCTAAAATGGTTTGATAAGCACCACTAGAAGATATAGAATGCCTTACCGCTGACACCAAATATTTACCTGAATAAAATTTATTTTTTTCTCTTATATTTAAATCAGGTTTTAAAGTCAACAAATCAAAATTAATGGTTCTGCCGGCAGTTATACCGGGGTCACCTGGAATAACAGCTTTAAGTGTAGTGTAGTTTGCCAAAGAAATCTGTGCTGTTCTATTAGGAACATAATCTTCAATAAAGATATCTTTAGCAACACCACCTTGTTGTTTTATATATGGCACATTGGATTGATTAGAATTACCAAATGCTAACTTTAAAACACCTTCAGAAGATTGTGATTGTGTTTGACCGGTTCTGTTGGTTAATTCATTAGCCACATCACCTGGATTTAAACTTTTACCTTTGTAATCAGTATAACTAAAATCTTTAACTCTAGCGGTTCTAGTTAATGGGTCAATAGTTATAATACGGTTGGCAAAAGTACCGGAGTTAATTTCATTTAATATATCGTATGGTTTAGTAATCTCATACTCAATCACATTGGTAATTTTGTCATTTAAATTCTGAGTATTTTTATTTAAGTTTTCCGCTTCGTATTTGTATTCAGCATAAACAGAATCAGAGAACATCGATTGTAGTGACCTAAAATAATAACCATCTTTAGTTTCAAAAAATAACATATCGGCACCGCCACTTGGACCTGCTGCAGCCGGTCTAGCATAGTTTGATAACCAACTAATTGCTTCAAACGGTTTTAATTTAGGTACGATAAAGTCATAGATGCCCATCGTTTCTTCAATTTGTTTAATGCGATTGGAATTGATTTGTAATTTACCTGTAGGCCCCATATCACTTACAATATTAGTAATGATATCCGATATCTTGGTACCCTTATATGATTTTGATACTTTGTTTTGTTCCGACAACATCATTTCTTCGGAACAAAAATATAAACTATAAACTTCAGCATTTTGGTTACCAGTAGGTACTTTGGCGCCCATCTTATATACTCTAAAGATTCTATCAATAGCATTAATAGGATTATTAGTTTTACTGATATTCATTTCAATAAATTCATTACCTGTTAATTTTAATAACTCACCAAAACCTTGAGCATCTAATACGGTGATATATCCAGAAACCACAAAACTATAAATGTCCTCATAATAAGACATTTCCAACATTAATTTTTTTAACTCAATTTTACTTCCATTGGATAAAATAAGATTTAAACTGTTGACAGAATAATCTTGAGCAAAAAATATACCTTTTGATTCTACAATTGGAGTATCGGCCATATCACGCAGACATTAATTTTTTAAGTTCAGTTTCTAATTGGTTGACATAATTAGAATTTAAAATGTTAATTGTTCTTTTGGATTCATTTAACTTAGATTCATAATCATAATAACTAACGGCATTTTTAGAAATAGTTACAGATACATCACCTGTAGGTAATGAAAATGTTTTAGTAGTTTCTTCTAATGAAGTATAGGTATCTTCATCAATTTCTACGGTGTTTGAAGTGGTAGTATTGGTACCAAAATCATACTGTGTAATTGTTTTCTCATAATGATGTGTAGTTGAGTAAACATTTATATCGCCATATTTTGCTGTCAAATAATTATTAAACACTTGTCCACTCATTGGCCATTCCCATTGTGGGTCAAGAATTTCATTAGCCAACAAAACAATCCAATAACGATATGAATCACCATAATACTTATGAGCAATGATTTCAGGTGTGTCGCCTTCTTGAATATCGTAACTATAATAGATTGCTGGATTTTTTAATAATTCAGGTATGACGCTGGCTCTGGCCAATAGATTAGTAAAAACTCTACCGATACCTTTATCATCATATTGAATTATTTTAGGTAATGTATCAAAATATTGCATCTTAATATCCTTGTTTATCAATCATTACACTATCAACCAATTGAATTTCTTTCATTTGTAGTGTTAATGTTGTTTGGACTGGGGCGCCATTATCGTGTGCTGCCCATCCGTTTGGTGCATAATTGACATCAACACTTTCAATTACACTTTCAGTAACTTTGGCAATATTTGGATTTTCTTTGCCGTTATACATAAATTGAACACCAACAGTTGATGGTGGTCTAAAAAACATACCTGCAGCTTCAGTAACAATAGTTGGTGCAGCGTGTTTTTTAAATGTTTTGATAATTTGACGGACTGTTTCTGCTTCTTCAGCAGAATATGGTGTAAATGTAAATGCCAATTGATAACTTCTGAAATCAATACCTTCAAACAATAATTGATTTTTTGGATTTAATGCCAAACCTTGGGTTGCCAAAAGTAATTTAGCAGGATTAGAATTTAACGCTGACAAAGCAGCACCAGGAATAGAAGCAACACCACCTAAAACTCCACCAACAACTGGAGTTTTACTGGCAATTTTTGCCACCAAATCGGCCGCCTCGCCAATAGCACTCGTTACACTAGTTCCAGAATACATGGATGAATTTGTAATATTGACCGTATCTGGCATATATAAAGAAATTATATCAGGTTT